TCTTCCATAGTATTGTGAGTTAAAATAAAATCATCAGTAGCATATAGGTGGTCTTCTGATTCCACCAAAATACATTTTGTTTCTTTAAAACCAATTGTTGAAACGTCAGTTATCATTCTACTCAAATCATATTTTCTTGATTTAAACCTATTTATTTTTCTATTCAATCTAAATGGGCACAAATCATTTGGTAAAGAAATGCTTACTACATTTGATAGTAATTCTTTTTTAACATCATTGTAAGTGTAATAACTTTTCTTTTTATTAATTTTAGCAATTCCACCAAGTGATTGCACTAAAAATTGAACGTCTTCTGCAAGTTGATTAGACGTTGTTGAATAACTAACGTCAGCGCCGTCTTTAGATACGAAACCATCCGCGTCCATTAATCCCTGCAAAATAGAAAGTCTGTTATTTACAGAATTTATCTTATATTTTTCTGGAATAAATTTAGTTCCAGATTTTGATCCTGTTAAACCTAGACGTTTAATCTCTGCAGCAAAAACATTATCTTCTCTGTGTTTTCGATTTAGATTATTTTTAGCTATAAAGGAATAATTATAACTGTCTTTCGTTTTACTTTTTACTTTACAAAGCATATTTTCTGGCAATAATGATTGACAATTCGTCATCATTTGTTCATCAGATGATGTAAAATATACGGAATATTCTTCCGATAAAGTTCCATCACCAAGTAAAACTCCCATAATATATGGATTAATTAAAACTTCATTCTCAACAAATGAAACCGGTTTAATCAGTTTAACTTTATGATTATTTACATTTGACGTATAAGCCTTAAGCGTCTCTCTAATTTCTTTTAGAGATTTTACGCTGCCAGCAGAATCTTTTCTTTGCGATTCTTGTAATGTTGTAGTGTGCCATAAATGATCTTCGCAACATTCGGTCGATGATCCATCTGAAAAGGTAACTTTAAATACCTCCTTTTCTCCTTTTGGAAAAATCTTTAATACCTTTTTAGGATTACCATCTGAACCAATAACATAATCGTCTGGTTGAATGTTGCCCATAATAGACCACCCATTAGGAGTTAAAATTTTAGCATCTAATGGTTGTGGTCCTGGCAAATAGCCAATATCATTACCGACTGCTTGAATTGGGCGATAGATAATAAATTTTTCATATTCATGACGATCAAGAACTAACTCAAGGGCAGAGGCTAAAGTAATTAAACTTTTACCCGTTCCAGCTTGACCAATTAGCGTAATTAAAGGAATATTTGGATCAAGAATTAAATCGACTGCCGCCTTTTGCTCTTTGTTTCGGCAAGATATTCCCCAGGGGAAATTTCTATCAATGTATTGAATTACGCCTTCAGAATTTAATCTGCCAAGCGCGATATCATCGCCATTTTCATCGGTAAACATGACGCATTCATTTGGGCTTAATTTCAACCCATATGATTTAGGATCAATAATGTCCTGTGTAATCAAGTCGCTTCCAGCCAAAGGATCGTTGATGACTTGAAGACCGCTGTATATCTCGCTGGCATCAGTCTTATCTTTATTATAAGATTCTGATTTGATTCCCAATGATTTAGCACGAACTCGCAAGTTAATGTCGTTGCTTACAAAGATAATTTCGTCTTTGGGGAATTTGGCTTTTGTATGAAAAGTACAAGATAAAATTCTAGTATCTCCATAAAGAGTATCTCCAAATTCATTTGGATAAATTCCAGCGTCAATTCTCAATGTAACGGTGCCGACTTTTACGCCTACGGTAATATCGCCTTGATTACTAATATCATCAAGAAGTCTAATTGCTACTCGTGCATTTCTCCCGGCTTCTCCAGGGTATTTTTTTAATTTATCTAATTCATCTAAAACTGTAACGGGTAAAATAACCTCGCTATCATCAAATGTTTTAAAACTAGAAGGGCTATGAACCAAAACCGAAGTATCTAAAATGTATTTTTTCATTTATTATTTCTGTGGTAATCTTATTACTCATTATTTTGCTCGAAAACACTCCAATAATTTACGTGCATCTCCAAATAAAGTTTCTTGCTAGGATCAACCTGTGTTAAATCTTTTTTTAATACGTACTCGCACTTTTTCCATTCTCCTATTAATTGATGGTCAGCATAGAGACGTAGCTCACCATCATAATCATCTATAACCTGCACATCGTATGCAGACAAGATTCCTCGTAATTTGATTTTATTCTCAATGGAAAGCTGTCCGTCTTCATCCCAAATATTATCTATGGGGAGACCAACGGACTCTAATATGCTTTTAACAAATCGAGTTTTCTCTTCTTCTTCAACTTGCTTTGTATTCTCATTTGAATTAAGAAGTATTACGTTTTTCATTCTCTATTAAATGCTTATTAATTGGTAAGTTGATAAAAATATATTTTAAATAATTAATTACACTTGGAATAAGTACAGGCGCTACACTTTAAACAATGCTCTTGGTAGATTAAAGTATTCTCCAAATTACATTCTGGGCATTTTTTCTCTGATGCCGATTTAGTTCCATCTTTAATATAAGACTTTAAAACTCTAGCAATGACTTTGGCAAAAGAAGTCATATCAGAATTAACGTCTTTCAATAGTTGTTCGGCAACATATTGAATTGGTGCTCCATGACGTAAGGCTAAAGAGATGGTCCTAGTGAATGCTCCATAGGTTTTATTTTCAAATGCATTAGCGATATTTTTGATGATCATTTGATCATCACCTTCGCCTACACTTAAATTATAAGACGTAATACCGTCAATCTTACCATTCTTTAATATTTTACCAAAAGTATATTTTCTTGGAATATCTACGAATTTAGAAAGACCGCCGAAAACCTCATATGGTTTACCATTAAATAATCCAACAAAGATTGTCCATTGCTCTCCTTGAATTTTAACTTTTTTAATATCACATAACATTTCATTGGGTCGTTTGGGTGCCATTACATAATTAATGTCGGCGGGTCTGCCCCCGTCATTATTTTTTACCTCTGTATTGCTGACGAGAACGCCGGCTCTGCATCCATCACGATAGACTGTAAAGCCTTTGCATCCAGACTCCCAAGCTCTCATATAAACTTGTGCTACGGTCTCCTGAGTGGCATCAGAAGGCAAATTGCAGGTCTTACTAATACTATGATCTACTGATTGCTGTGCTGCCGCCTGTAAATCTACAGATGCAACCCAATCAACATCATTAGATGTGGCTTCATGATAAGGTGATTTGGTAATGTCGGTTAATCCCGTTATATCCATCCAAACTTTTACCCCGTGATGATAGACTTCGAATTCTTGCCAGGTATCTCCCATAGCATCAGTAAAGTCAATACGTCCATTTTTATCAGAAGGATTAATTTTCTTTCGACGCTTATAACTTAACATGTAGGCTGGTTCGATGCCTGAAGTAGTTTGAGTAAGCATGGAAACTGATCCTGTTGGGGCGGTTGTTGTTAAAGCAATATTGCGACGACCTGTCTTTTTCCACATAGCCATGACTTTTTTACCAGCATCTTGCATAATGCTTTTTAAATAATCATGATCCTTCTCTAATTTATAATCAAAAATTGGAAATGCACCGCGTTCGGCAGCCAGAATACAAGACGATGTATGAGCCGATACCGCTAATTGGCGATAAATTTTATGCGTAGCGACGATTGAAGCCTCAGATCCATATTTGATGTTGAGCATAGCTAAACAATCGCCTAGAGCGGTAATACCTAAACCCGTTCTTCTTCCACTTACATTAACGTTGCGAATTTTGTTCCAAAGATTACGCTCTCCGTCTTTAACTTCTTCTGGCTCAGGATCTGCATTAATCTTTGCTAAAATTTTATCAATCTGTTCTAACTCTAAATCAATTATGTCATCCATTAATCTTTGTGCGATGACAGTATGTTTATCAAATAATTTATAATCAAAATAAGCGTCTTTAGTAAATGGATTGATCACATAAGATGAAAGATTTAGAACGAGCAATCTACAAGCATCATAAGCTGGAAGAACGATCTCTCCACAAGGATTTGTGCTAATAGATTCATGACCAAAAGCATGATATAAATCGGATGGCGTGTTTCTTTGAACCGTATCCCAAAACAATATTCCCGGTTCGGCTGACGTCCAAGCCGAAACAATAATTTGGTTCCAAATATCTTTAGCCTTAACTACCTTGGTAAATTTAGCTTTATCTGGAGAGACATTAACTGGCCAACGTAAAGTATATTCGCTATTACTTTTGACGGCTCTCATGAATTCGTCAGTAATTTTAATAGAGATGTTTGCGCCAGTAACTTTTTTTAAGTCCCTTTTAATGTTAATAAATGTTTCAATCTCTGGATGATTGACTGAGATAGTTTGCATTTCTGCGCCGCGTCTGCCATTCTGAGCAACCTCGCGACAAGTATTACTAAACCTTTCCATGAAGACGGCGATGCCATCAGTTGTCTTGGCTGAGTTTTGAGTGGTCACACCCTTAGGTCGAATTCCTGAAATATCTAAACCTACGCCGCCACGACGTTTCATAATTTGAGCTAGCTCTTGATCGGCTAACATGATGCCGCCATAAGAGTCAAATTTTTCTGAATGAACGCCTTGAATAACGAAGCAGTTCGATAAACTTTGCATCTGGAATGGATTTCCAATTGCGCTCATCGGACTGCCTTGAGGTATGATATATTTGAAATGGTCTAAATAAGAAAAAATATCTTTAGCACTTAATGGATTGGGGTATTTATTTTCTACCCTCGCAAATTCTTGTGCCAGCCGGCGATGCATATCTGCCGGCGTTAATTCTAAGTATTCCCCTGTGCCCTGATCCTGCAATGCGTATTTATCAACAAAAACTTTTGCTGCCAATTCATCGCCGTTAAAATATTGTGTTGATTCTTCTAGTACTCTAGAATAAGATTGTCCTGTCATAATCCGTCCTTAGAATTAAGTAAGTTTTTAAATTTTTATTGCAATATTATAACTTAACGCGCTCTTTTAATTGAAGAAGGGCGCTGTTAATTAATTTAGTACAATTTAATCTTGAAATGTTTAATTGTTTGCAAACTTTATTGATTGATAAAGGTTTATCTTCATCAAAACCATAGACTAGATTAATTACTTTTCTTTGTTCATCAGAAAGAGCAGATAATCCGTCTCCAATAATTTGAGAGATCTGAGAGTCTTCTAACTCTTGATCTGGGCAATGTCTAGTTTCAATCAGAATTGGCATGACTGACTCTTTGTGTGGAGCCACAGCCTTTGCAACCTTTAAAGGATATCTAATTGTCGTATGTAAGTTTGCGCTTCTAGAAATGCGAGTATCAATATATTTATGTGCCCACCAAAAAAAAGATCCTTTTTTGGGATTATAATTATTCATTGCTTTCATTAAAGCTTCAAAGCCTTCTTGGTTCAAATCTTCATAATTACCGAAAGCTTTATAACGTCCGGTTTTCATAGTGATAAGATATTTGAATTTTTCAACACAAATCTGCTCGTGTTTTTTTAATTTTTTAGCTAATTCTTGATCGTCTGAAGTCTGAACTTCTTGACGAAGTTCTATCAGCTTAATCATTAAATCTTGAGCTTCTATTTCTGTTAGCATTCTATTCTTTCTGTAATGAAGTATTCTTTATACTTGAATATTGATAAGGCATTTTTTTTAATGGTAAATGTAGTAAATCGTTAATTAATTTCCTCTAACATTTCGACAATAGACTCAATAGATGACTTAATAATTTCGTCATCTTCCAAGGTTAAAACAAATTTTAATATTTCTATAATCTGTTTTATCTTTGCATTATTGTTATCATTTTTGTCGAATGTCATTTAGATCACTTATATCCTGAAGCAGCCCAGCCGCCGCCTAATAAAATAAAAGAAGACCCATTGATGAGTCTTTTTGGCGCAACGGCTGGATGACCCTCGGCTTTACACTTGGGACATTCCTCTAACTGTGTTGTTATAGAATGAAATTCTTCAAATTCTCCGTGAGTTTCGCATTCGTATGTGTAAGTGGGCATTGTCTTCCTCTATCTCGATAGTAGTTTTTTATGGGCGCGATCTTCTCCAATTAGATTTGCCATATAGTTTTCATTAGTTGCGGCTTTTTTCTTAATTTGATTAACCTGATCTTTTAATCCGGCTTTAAATTCTTCGTCAGTCTGAAACATAATTCCTTTACCAGAGCCGCCAGAGATTACCCTCTGAGCAGTCTCTTGGTTGCATTTGGGGCAAGTGGTTGGAGGATCGGTTTTAATACCGTAAAAATCTTCCCATTCATTATTACAATTGGTGTCCGTGCAAATATGTTCATAGCTGGGCATTGTCTTATTCCTCAATAACTAAATTACGATCGATGATTTTGTATTCAATATCTTCAACCCAATTTTTTTTAATATTTTGTTTATATTTTTCGTTTTTTATTTCAAAAACCAAATAAAGCTTTCCGGTTTTCTCTTCAAATTCCATGCGAACTGCTTCGCCTACTATATCATATGGTATCATATTAGCCTCTGTATTAATGCTTTTTTATCGGCATTTATAAATCAAAATTTTCAATTTTTTCGCTAATATCGTCAAAGTCCGTAAATTCAAAATCAGTATCTTCATTCTTAATTTCATCATCTAAAAGAGTACCACAAGATAGATTCTTAATAAGCTTTCCTCGACCCTGTTCTCCGTCTCTATTTTTAATCAAATGATAATACATGTCAGGATATTGCTTTTCATTCTGTCTCGTTTCAATCTGAATACCAATGTTAGCATGATGCATAATAAGAGCAGAACGTCCAATACGATGCATACCTACTCTTTCCTCGGCATCTTTGCTTGCCTTCATTCTATTCAACTGCACAGCGGAAAGACCTATTAGGTTATGAACTCGAACCATTTCATGAAGCTTGCCGGCGATGGTGCCCAATTTAAGCCAATCGTCCTCTTTGTTGCCTTCGTCATCCATGATACCAAGATAATCGACTACTACGACCTGTGGGTTAAATTTTAACTTTGCATCCTCGTAAAGAGCCTCAACTCTCTCAACGGTAGCTCCGCGCGGTATATCGATAATCTCAAATTCGTATGGGTAATTATGGATAAATTGAAGAGACGCCTTTAATTTACTGCGATCCTCCGAATTCATTCTTATCTTGCCCTCAGATGTTACCGGATTACGGATCATCTTAGAGCTAACTCCCGATAACCTTGAAAGAACTCGGTTTCGGCAGGGCTTGAAAGGCATCTCTAAAGAGAAATATAGGACATTGGTTCCTTTAGTAAAACCCTCTGTCATATCTAAGGTGTTCTGTTGCATCCACATTTGGAGTGCCATGTTCATAAGTAACATGGATTTGCCGGCGCCGGATTCACCTCCAATAAGTAAAAGCTCTCCTTCGCGCAAACCATCTGTAGCACCATCTAAAAATGAATAACCGGTTAATGTTCCTCTATCAAACTTAGGATCTTTTAACTTGGCATTGAATTCATCTTTAAATTCTGGAATAGATTCTTTTAAAGTTCTTCTCTCATATGTCTTAGCCTGATTAACAGACTTGACGTTAGCGATGGCTCGCTGCATATTAGATAGAGTTTGATTGACATCAATTTTATCTGAGCTGTCTTTAGTTAAAGACTCATTTAATTGAGTAATCTGTTTAACCTGATATCTTTTTTTAAGTTTATCTAGGTCAAATTTATATTCTTTATCATCATATTTGTGCTCATCAAGACGTTTCCATAACGCTTTAACATACTCAATTAATTTATCATTTTTACCTTGAGTCAGCTTTTCAGTAAGCACTCTTTCAGTAGGCAACTCTTTATAAGTTTTAGTATATCCTGTAACTAAATTGGCAAAGTTCCAAACGTCAGGATCAAAAATATTAGTACTGCATTCGTTGGCAAATTCAACAGAATACTTTTTATTGGTTACAATTGTTTTAAGAACGTTTAAATCTAAATCAGAATAACTCATATTTACTTATTTTCCATATCTATCATCGCTTCTATAAAAAGCATCGGATGACGCCTTTGCACGTTTTATAGCTTCTTCTTTTCTATTTTTGACTACAGGCTTGGCTCTTTCTAAAAAGGTTGCCGCTCTTAATTTCTTTTCTTCTTTTAAAATAGCGGACGCATCAATACTTTCTTCAGAGTCTATGCTAATTCCAGCCCGTTTGCTAATGGCGTTAAACTCTTGTTCAGTCATTGCGGCAACCATATAAAGCATCATCGTTAATTCTGGGCAGCCTGAACCGTTTTCGCTACCAGTCATGATACCGGCTTCTGAGGTGTTCTCTGCCATAAACTTACAATCGCACCTATCTCCAATATATGCGCAACATCGAGTTGCCAACTTGGCAAGGCTGGTCACTAACCTTTTTTGTTTAACACCATTCATTCGGCTTTCTTCTTTCTAATATCTTCCCCGAAGACAGAAATTTCTTTCATATATCCCTTCATTAAAGAATCAATGCTTGCTTGCATTGCCCCGGTAAAAGAAGATACTATGTTGGGGCTATTCGTACACATCAATGTAGGTAATTTATTTTGACTTCTCGTTCGAAAGACACCTTCTAAAGTTCTAGCATATAAATCAGCTGAATTTTCTGAAGGCATAAATCTAGAATCAAACTCATCGATGACCAAAAAATCTACCATTACTAATTCTCGACGGGCTAAAAACTTATCTTCGCCACTACCTTGAACGAGGACATTGACTATATCACCAAGATTAGTATATAAACAAGTAAAGCCTTTTTGCGCAGCTTTTTTTAAGATACAAGTCGCCGTCATTGTTTTGCCGACACCATGAAGACCCGCAAAACAAATTGAAGTTCCCTTTTGATAATGTCCCTTTAAGTCAGAAGTGATATCCGTATATTTATCTAATAAAACTTTATTTCCTATAAAGTCTTTTTCCATCTTTAATCCCCAATACTCTATTGGGATATTGGCTTCAGCATATCTGTTATACGCGACATGAATGATGGCGCATTTAGGACAAACACCATCAAAACCCTCTGGATTAATTACTTCTTTTTTAGAGCAAACTTCACATGATTGGACTGCCTCTAATAGTTTCCCATAGACTTTTTTATTCGGTATATTATTTAGTGCTTTGCTTCGTGAAAAGTCCGTGTTCATAAGAATTCTTTCTTTCATTACCGCCGACAATATGTTGCCTTAATTTAGAAGCGGTAATTTTTCTTTCTTGTTCAATCATCGCGCATTTTAATTGTGCCAAGTTTTTGATTCGAAGATCATCGGCGCTAGGTTGTTCATATACCTGCTCAAACTCCTGTTGATATTCTTCTAGTTTCTCTTCTAAAACAATTTGAGATTCTGGCGCCTTCTCCAAAATTATTTTAATTGCCATGACATCTTCGACCGTTTTTTGAATTAAAAAAAGGTTGCTGTTATCTGATGATTTAAGAACGCTTTGCTGATCGGACCAAGACTCTACATAGCCTTCGGCTTGCGTTCCATTTCTAAACATAATTTTAACGTAGTGCCCTTTTTGCGGTATCATTAAACGATCCTATCCAAATTTGAAAAATCAAAATTAGATAATTTTAACTTCTCGATTGCGCTCATTAAAACGGGAGAGACTTGAGAATTATCGCTGTTCCCCTCAATTGCTCGAAATACGAAAACCAAGTCCCCATATGTTTTGACATAATCGACGTCTTTGAAAATCTCACGAATATCGGCGGGGAGCGGAGAGGAACGATCTATCTGTAATTGCTTCTTTTTTCCAAGCAAGACGTTGAATTTATAATCATTTACTAATTCGTCGTGGGTCATAAAAGAAATTGAGGTAAGCCTTCTTTTTCCTTTTACAACCTTTATCTCATAAACCCAATCAATATACTGCTGCAAGATCACAGGATCAGAGCTTAATAACATTGATAATTTTTTAACCTGAAAAACTTCAAAACTTTTAACAGGGCTAACGCTATTAAATTTAAACTGATAATTGACGTCATAGGCGGCTTTATATTTTTTACAGAAATATGCTATTAGATGTACGGGCTTCCACTTATCAGCGCTTAAAGTCTCAATCTCTTTGAATGTTTCAAAGAACTTCGTCCATTTAACAGAAGGATATTCTCCAAATTCTCCGCAATTATTATCTTCTTTTTTCATAATTCATAACTCAATTCCCTTGGAATGATTATTTTAAATCCAACTTCTGATGCATAAATATAGTGCCTCTTTTTAGAGTGACCTTTTAAGAATTTAACATCATCATAAAAATCAACAATGGCAGCATATTTTTTTCCTGGGAACTTTCTAATAACTCTTCCAATTCGTTGAAGAGTTCTAATGCTACTTTTACCGCCGCCAGCCAAAACTAAAGCTGATAAAGAGCTAATATCAACGCCAATATCAAAAATTGAACTTGCTAATACGAGATTAGATTTTTTAGATAAAAGATTTTCTTTAACTTTAATTCTATCATCTAGACAGTCTGAACCTGACAAATATTCATAATTAATATTTTCTAAATCAAATAATTTAGCTAAATTTTTACCATGCTGCAAATGCTTAAATAAGACTAAGACTTGATATTTTTTTGTCAATAGTTCTTTTGTATTTTGAACAATTAATGCGTTTCTTATTTCATTTTCAGAAATGTATTCTTTATATACGGTCTGATAATTACTTGTTCCACTTCCAATATATGTTTTTGGGACTCTGACAAACTTAATTATAGCTTGTGCTAAAAAGTTCTTTTCAATTAACTCTGAGGCTGAAACATTTATAATTTGCTCGCCCAATATTGCATTAATAAGTAAATCAGATCCATCATCTCTGAATGGTGTTCCAGAAAAACCATAAATATATTCAGGATCTATTTTAGAGAAAATATTCTTAATCGTATCTGTCGTTATAACGTGGCTTTCATCAAAAATATGCATCTTAGTAGATTTTAACATATCAATAATATCTGCGCTTTGTTTTTGATTTGGGCTTATCTCTTCATCGTTATCTTCATCATCAGCTGATGGTTTAGGTTTTTTAACTTTTAGCGCGCTGCTAACTGACCAAATACTTGCGATATTAATCCGGTGTATTTTGCAAACACCATTACCTATAAATCCTATTGGCTCATCAAAGACGGCTTCAAAAAGATCATGAAATTGCTTTAATAAATCTAGCCCTATTACATAAATAATAGTCGGCTTGTTTATTTTAGCGGTAATTATTGCTGTACAAAGAGTTTTGCCAGAGCCCGTGCATGCCCTAATGATGCCTTTATTATGATTGGCGGCAGCAGACACTATTCTCTCTTGATAATCTCTTGGGATCATATTTAGAGATTTTAACTTTTCAGTTAAATCTATACTTGTGCCATTTATGATAGTTTTTCTTTTATCGGTAATAGTATAGCTAATGTTATGTTCAGCTAAAAAACTTTTAACCTTATCTAAAAGCCCTAATAAAAAATATCCACTTTTATCTATTAAATAAGTGATACCATTCCATCCGCCTCTAAAAGCTGCCGTATATTCTACTCCGGCAGTTTTATATGACAGAATCTTTTTTAATCTATTGAACGCCTTGATATCAGAAGTAATGTATTGACCATATTTATTATCATGTATGATAATTTTATTCTTATCTTTTGCCGCCTCAATGCATTCGGGGCAACCTCCAGTATCAGACTTTATATGATAAGCTGGTAAAGTTGAAAACTCTACGTGTTCTTTACAAACAATTTTTAATTCAGTTTTTTCATTAACATAAAGCGATTTGCTATAATCAAATTTTTCGCCATGAACAGCTGTTGCCCGTTCGACATATTGCTGTATATTTATTTTTTTAGCCATAAATAGTATATATCAGCTAGGTTTTCTTAATAAAAAGAAAGGTAGGGAATAACCCCTACCTTTCTCACCCTCGACCAAAAGTAACTTATGATTCTTTTTTCTTAGCAGCGCGACGGGCTTCAATGACTGCTTTGTTAGCCGCCTTCTTGAGAAGGTATTTAGTTAAACTGAATAGCGCTTCTCTTTTCTTATTTCTTGTTTTTCTAGTCTCTCTTTTACTCATGGTTTCCTTCTATCTATTACGCTTTGGGTTAATTTACCAAAAGCTGAACTCTTAGCTGCAATCTTATCTTTAACCTTTTGAGCGACAGAAATGGTTTCATTGACACCAGTATCAATGTTAAGAGTTCCAACTCGTTGGTCATCCTTACCTTTGATATTAGCCATGTGGGTCTGCGCATCTTTCTTTAACTGCGTGACCCTAGAATCGGGAAGCCCTAATCCAGAAAACATGGAATATACTTTAACAACATTTTCTTGAGAATCTACAGTATAAATTCCCTTAAAAACTCCCTTAGGGTTTCCGCATTGATCATTAATCATACTCATAGCATAGTTAATGCTAGAGCTTGGAATGGCTTTCCAAACGTCAGCGTTGGCGGTAATGATTACACCAACGTATTTAGATTGCTTCAAATCAAAGCCAGCAGCCAATAAATTAGAATTAAGATTCTCCACAACAGCCTCTGCTATTGCGGTGTCCTCTTTAAAATTAGTAACTGTCAATTCTCCATAGACGGTAAGACCTTCGCCGTCAGTAATCAACTTGCCCCACTCCATTGGATCTAAACCTTTAACGGCTGATGGCATAGAAGATAAGGTATTAAAAATATCAATAGGCTCTACGATAGCCTTGTTGGCTACATTAAAGAAATCAACCTGACTTACATTTTGGTAGATGGCTTCAAGCTTAGCATTATCTACAACGATAAGGTTATTAACCTTCTTCGTTTGTGTTAATTTTGCTAATTTAGATAATGTGGTCAAAGCATTGTTTTTAGTTTGAGCATCTTCGGTATCCATTGGAAGAACAGTCATGACAATTAGTGGCTTGCCAGTTGCACTAAGAATATCTACCATGGTATCACAAGAGCCAGCGCCGGATCCACCGCCAAGAGAAAGGCAGAGAACATTGACTTGTGAAGCCGAAAGCTTATCATCAACCAATTGAGCAATCTCTGCTCTATGACTTTCCGCTGCGTCGCGACCAATTTCTAATTCTTTTGCCGCGCCGCCAAGCCCGTGTTGAAGAAGTAATTTATTTGAGTCAGGAACATCTATAAATTTGAGATCCTGCATTGCCGTATTGACGACAACAGAATCATACCCCAATTTATAAAAAGCCTCAGCCAGCCTTGAGCCAGCTTGTCCCGATCCCATCACTCCGAAAGCCAAACTTCTATCTCTTTTGGCAAGTATTTTTGCAGCCATCTTTTGCTCCGTTTGTTTTGCTTGACTCTTAGCTCTTAAAGCGGCTAACTTGTCATCATTTACTTGTGTTCCAACTTGAGGAACCTCTATAATTGGAAGGTCATCTACTACTTCTTCGGCTGACCCTGATTCTGTTGTTGTTGATTTTGCGCTCATTAATTTTCCTCTATTTGAATATAACTTGTATTTTGATTTCTTCTTGAGTCCAGGTCTTTAAAATAATTTTTAATTTAGTTAAATCATAGTCTGAACACATACCTATATCTTCGTCTTTTAAAATAGAGTCATAGGTGGATTGATTAAATGTAAGTAGCTCATATCCATTTGAATAAGAGGCGCTATACCTATGTGAAGGATCCTCTTTTTCTAAGATTGCCACATAAGTATAATATGTTGTGCCAGGATAAGATTTATTAAAGTTTATAAGACCTATATAATGAACGCACTTAATATCTTTTAAGGATAAACCCTTATGATTATCAAATGAAGAAGATGGCTCTTGTTTTAATTTAGCAACAATAATATCTGGAATTATATTCATTTACCACTTAATGTGTAATACGAAATCAACAGAATAATTATCCCACCTATACTCATAATCTATTTTTTCTTGTTGTAGAAAATTAAATGCATTTTTTAAATATAATCTACTTGGATCAAAACCCAAAATTACTTGCATAGATTCGCGCCAAACAAAAGCTTCCGACTCGCCTTTGCAGGCGCTTGATTCCATACAGCTTTTAAATAACTCAATTAGCTTAGCTCTATTATTAGAGATTCTGGTTATTGGATTGCTGGCTTCCACTGTTTGTTTTTTGATATCTTCTAAAAATGTCATATTTACCTTACTTCAAAAACCATTGATTTTTTTGAAACCAATCAACCGTGTTAATGAGACCTTCCTTGAATTTAAAGCCTGAATTCCATCCCAATGCCTTGAGCTTGCTGCAATCGACACTATATCGGAAATCGTGCCCTTGTCTTGGATCTGGAATAAAAGAAATTAGCGAATGCCCTTTACCCATGGCATTGCAAATGCTTTGAATTACTTCAATGTTGGTAAATTCTTGATTAGCCGAAATATTATAAGTTTCATTGTCTTTACCGCTTTTCATAATGGTCATGATCGCATTAACATTATCGGCAACGTAGGTCCAATCTCTAATTTGCAGACCTTTACCATAAAGCGGTATCTTTTCTTCATTTAAAATACACTTAATGGCTTTAGGTATTAGCTTCTCACTAGTTTGCCTTGGTCCATAATTATTGGAAGAACGAGTGATATTATAAGGCAAGCCA